GGTGACAATTTGGGAGGTCCATAAACATTCTCACTGCCAGTCACTTCCGTAACTATGTCACTAATGAGTGTTTTCTTCACATCTGTTCTGGCCGTTGTTTGACCGATACATGATCCAAAATATTGGAGCTGTGAACCCTCCGGTAGATAATTTAATGCACTTTTGTAATGCAAAGGCTTATCTGTTAAAACTTCCACACCCAATATCTGGGGTGTGAAATTTCCCATTTCACCTGTTAATAGAACACCTTCCGCTTTTCGTATTTGCGGAAGTGCTTCTTCTATTTGTTCGGATGTTAAAAGACAAAAACATCCTTCTGGTCTACCAGCATGTCCACCAACATGTACACCCAATATGAGAGGATTTTTAGTTTGTGATACCAAAGTGGCACCACATAATCCAGGAAAAGTATTCATACTCAAATTGAAGTAATCGCCACCAAGAAATGTGGCTACTGTGTTGGTTGTAACTCTCTCATGAGTTCTTCCTACAGATTTGATGACACTACCATCCTTACGTCTCCAGGACATCTGAAATGGTTGATCACCAGGTGCGGCAGAAGGAAAATACTTAGTAATATCTTTGAATGATCCTCCTGTACTTGAATAGCACAAGCGCAAATCGGTGTTAGGCACCAAATATGAACTTGATTTATCCAAACGCGTAGTAAAACTCCCTCCTATGGAAGTAGCATTCTGTTTATAGCAAGTTACGGATAACGTATCCACATACTCATCATTTTCGTGGCCGAAATAATGGTTCGGTATGAGTACTAAATTGGATTTAATGAACAATAAATTGCACATCAATGTTTTGTCACCCTTATTAACTGATCCATAAACTAAATTCTTTTCCATCAAAGTATCTAATTGATTCCACGTGGTGGTTGCCACGGTATGATTAACAGGTAATAATTGCTTCTTAACTTCTGCCCAAACATTGAGTTGTGTATCTCTTTGTTTAATTTCTGCTTCCGTTTTTGGTTCTAAACTACCCTGTATGGGCTGTAAAGATTTCCATTGCCTGTAGATCTTAGCACACGCATAAAGAGCGCCTAAGCCTGCTACAGTAGCACAGATTTCTTTGGCATAGTTATCCCTCGTTCTTTTAATAATCAAAGGAAGCGTACCATTTCTTTTCTTCAATTCATTAATCATATTAGCTTTGATTTTACTCATAGCATATACGTGTTGATAAATTCCGAAAAGAATAAACAAAAGTGATGCAAGTGGATAAAAATAACATAAGATAAGTATTAGTGTCCACATACTCCAAAGAGTTTGGTTATGCTTACGCTTTAGCACATCAGAATAACACCATATAGCAAACATTTGAAAGTATTTATGTTCGATGATGTCGGCTGGAAGAAT